AAGTGGCTGCTAATTTGAGGAGAAAATATGGAGATTCGAGCAGGACCGGAAACGGTCTTATTTTTATACGCAAATTTAAGAAAGAGAGACAGAGCAGTGAGCGAAATATTAATGCAGACATATACTATAACACTCCCCGTGCTCTTGGGATACATCGTCTGGCTCTTGAAGAACCAGAAAAGGGATCGCGATGCGAACAGTAAAGGAACCATGTTACTGCTCAGAGTCCAGCTGATCGAGTATCACAGCAAGTACACGCAGTTGGGTGATATCCCGTCGTACGCATATCAGAATTTCTGCGAAATGTACGAGGCATATCATGCCTTGGGCGGAAATGGTATGGTAACGAAAATGAAGCAGGAAATTGATGAATTACATATCAAAAAGAAAGGTGATTAATATGGAACAGATTATGAATTATGTGAAACCGGAACTTATTGTGGTGGCAGTTGCCCTGTATTTCCTTGGTATGGCACTCAAACAGGCGCAGGCTGTAAAGGATAAGTATATCCCTCTGATTCTCGGCGGTGTGAGCATCGTACTGTGTGCTATCTGGGTGCTTGCTACCAGCGATGTGTGCACCGGCCAGCAGGCGGCGATGGCAGTCTTTACAGCGGTCACGCAGGGAATCCTCGTCGCAGGGCTGAGCAACTATGTGAATCAGATTATTAAACAGACACAGAAACCAGAGTAAGGGCGGCCGAAGACCGTCCTTCTTTTGCGCCGGCGCAAAAGAAACGATACAGGCACGCAAAGATGCGTGTTATTTTTATGCCTTTTTGGGGAGAAAATGCGATGAAAGTAATTGAATATGGGGAGAAGTCCTGTCAGGGTATGCTCCTGACCTCCCCGAAGAAACGGAAGACATGGCGAAAGGCTGTGTCTTATTTTTGTTCGCAGGTAGGGCGAAAAAAATAAAAATACCTCTTGACGGTTACGCGTAACAATGATATATTAAATGTAACGCGTAACGCAAGGAGGTGAGAATAATCGCGGATAATAGCAGAGCCGATTACATGAAAACCAGAAGGGAAAAGCAAAAAACCTTTAGTGTGACTGTTGACAAAGAAAAAATGCTAAAATTTGAAGAAAAATTATTAAAGCAAAAAAAGTCAAAGTCCGAATGGTTGAATGAGAAAATCGACGAAGAATTAAAAAAATAAGAAACACTCACCAACCTACCAAGTCAACTGAGTGTTTCTGCACAGAGGAAATCCCTCTATGAAATATATTATCATAGATAGGGATTTCCTGCAATTAAAAGATTGGAGGAAAATAAACTATGAATGAAATTACGAACAACACAGCAAACCAGACACCTATTGAGATCGCACTGGGAATTGATGAAGAGGGATATACCACAGCCAGAGCATTGTATGAGTTCCTGAGTGGAGAGAAAAGTCATTTTGCGAGATGGGCGAAAAAGAATATCGAAGAAAATGAATATTTTGAGGAAGATGTTGACTGGTGGAGGTTCGCCACCGTGGCGAACGGTAATGAATGCAGGGATTACCGCCTTACTACGGATTTTGCAAAGCACCTTTCGATGGAAAGTCATTCAGCCAAAGGAAAGATTGCGCGCCAGTATTTCCTTAAAGTGGAAGAAAAGTTGAAAGAGACTGTACGCCATGCCGTCCCCATGACGATCCCGGAGCAGATCCAGCTTCTTGCGATGGGCAATGTGGAACTGAACCAGAAAGTAGATACGCTTGATAAGAAAATAGAACGTCTGGAATATGATCTTCCGATTCTTGGCATTGAGATCGACCAGATCACCGCGGCGGTGAAGAAGAAAGGCGTAGAGTGTCTCGGAGGCAAGAACAGCGAGGCCTATTCAGACAGATCCCTCCGAGGAAAGGTTTACAACGATATCTACCGTGAATTAAAACGCCAGTTTGGCGTCACTACATACAAGGCGATCAAGCGAAATCAGTGTGAACATGCGGTAGCCGTAGTCGCTGGGTATCAGCTTCCATACGTGTTGGCGGAGCAGGTAGCATTCAAAAATGCTCAGGCTAATCTGTGGGGAGGTGTCCGGGCATGAATCAGACGACATATGACATCGAAAAAGAACTGAAGATTTCAGCAAATCAGCCAGTCGTATTTTTCAAAGATACACCACTTGGCGATTTATACGAAGCATTTGAGCAGGCTCTGAACCGTAAATGCGATCCTTTTGCGGCATCTGTATTTTACAATCTCGGGAAAGTACATGGAATCCGTGAAGAAAGATCTAAAAGAAAAGAGAAACATATTTAATTAAAGTATAAGAGGGCGTTGGCACTTGGTCATGAATAATGAAGTGTTGACAGGCCCTCTTTTTATACCCATTTTTAAATAATTGCGCCGGCGCAAATCTGCCGGAGAAAGGGAAGTATCATGAGAATTGACAGATCTTTTATCAGCAACCAGAACACCTACGAAGAGAACGATCCGCGGTGTATTGTAGTCCACAACACAGATAATTTCAGAGCGGGTGCCGATGCCCGCACACACGCAGAAGCGCAGCATAATGGTGAGCTGTCCAATATGTCTGCCCACTATTACGTTGATGATGGCGACACTGCCTACCAGGCCGCGCCGCATAACCGCGGATGCTGGCACGTCGGAGTCAACTATGGCGGTGCTAACCTGTTTGGACGCTATGGCAATCGGAGCAGCATCGGCGTGGAAATGTGTGTGCAGAGCGGATATGACTATGAGAAGGCTTTCCGTAATACCGTTGCGGTGGTCAAGGAGATCATGAGAAAAACCGGAATCCCGGCATCCAGGGTATATCGGCACTATGATATCTGCAGCAAGCACTGCCCTAGCCAGATTATGGAAAGGGATGACTGGGGTCGCTTCAAGAAGTTGATCAGCGGTGCATCCAACACGCCGAAGCAGCCGGAAAATACGAAATACGAGCCTGGAATCTATAAAGTCAACGATGCAGCGCTTAATATTAGAAGTGCACCAGATGCAGACAGTAAAATCGTCGGAGTAATCCGGGATAAGGGCAGCTATACGGTGACGGAAATCCAGAATACGAGTTGGGGACGGTTGCTCTCTGGCGCTGGCTGGATTAACTGCCATACTAAGTATTGCACTTACGGCGGAGCAGCTCCGAAAGAAGAATCGACCGTAAAAGCGATTTCGGTTGATGGAGTATGGGGACCGGAGCTGACCAAACGCTTGCAGGAGATTTTTAAAACCGGAGTAGACGGCGTGATCAGCGATCAGCCAACAGCTAACAAAGAATACTGCGCTGGCATCGCGGCGGCCGAATGGTCTGATAAACTGTCCGGCGGCTCCGATCTGATCAAGGCCATGCAGAGATGGGCAGGAGTAACCGCGGACGGCTACATCGGGCCACAGACCATCCGAGCGATGCAGAAAAAGCTCGGCACGATGGTTGACGGTGTGATCAGCAATCCTTCTGCTATGGTCAAGGCTCTGCAGGAATGGTGCAATCGCCAGTGAAAAATTAAAAAAGCCCCGGGGAGCTCCCGGGGCAAAAAAAGAAACGCCGCAGCTACGCGGCGAAAAGAATCGTTTTTTTTGTGGTCATTTTTCAATGTTCTGATAACGTATATTATAGAAGCAATGCAATATATTTTTTGAATGGGTGGCATTGCCACCCATCTGCCACCGCTTTTTGCGTACGGGTATAGAAGCGAATATAACTAAAATGCAAAACATTGAAAGAAAGTGCAGATTGTGGTATCATCATAGAACTAGATAGATAAAAAAAGAACGCTTATGATATGATGGTGATATACGGTGCATGTGGAGACGGTAGTTCTTTTGTCCCACAAAAAAGCCGACAGTTATATCCACATTGATGTGGAGTTTGGAGAGGGCGAGGGCAAGATTCCGGTAGATAGTATTGCTAAAAGAGCCGAAGCGTACAAGCCCAAAGAAAAAGTGACCTACAAAATGATTAAGGAGTATATAGAAGCGAAATACGGCTTCAAGGTACATACCGCATATATCGCAGAGGTAAAGCGAAATTTGGGATTGCCGATGTATGATGCTCCTAATGCGGTAGAAGAATTGAAACAGCCGAGGAAACATCCGACACCAGAAAAGGTAGAAGCAATCAAAGATGCACTTCGTTATTTTGCAGTGATATAAAACTTTACTTACAATCGAATATTTCTTACATAGCCGTTTATTCATTTATTTGAGTAAGCGGCTTTTTTCATCCCTATTTGTCGGAATAGGGATATTTTTTGTAGAAGGAGGAGGTTTATTTGAACACGCAAATCATCGCCATTGCCAACCAGAAAGGCGGCGTTGGCAAAACAACAACCTGTGCGAACTTGGGAATAGGTCTGGCACAGGCCGGAAAGAA